GGGCGTGTCGCTGGGCGAGAAGCATCCGCGGGCCCGGGAGGCGATCCGCGAGTACCTCGACCGCACGGCCGGCACGAGCGGGGCTCCGCTGTCGCCGGCCCAGCGGTCGGCCTGGGTCGCCGCCTACCGCGAGATCGCGAGGGCCGCCGATGTCTCGCTCTGACGCCCGTCACCTGCGGCTGCTCGCGTTCGTCTTGCTCCTGGGCGTGGCGGCCGCCTACCTGATCGGCGGCCTCCGGGCCCGCCCGCCAGCGGACTGGTTCGGCCTGGCCGGCGAGAGCGACTACGGCTACCGGCCCGACCCCGAGGGCGTGGCGGAGTTTCTCCGCGAGCTGCCGGAGCCGATGTTCCGCCAGGCCGGGGCCGACACAATCTCGCACGCGAAGGGCGTGGACACGTTCCTCTACCGCTCGGCCTACAACGCGCACCAGGCCCTCTACGGCCGGCCGTGGGTGGTCGAGCGGCAGGGCATCGGCGACTGCGTTTCGTGGGGCTGGTCCCACGGGGTGTGGATCGCCCAGTGCGTGGACTGGGAAACCGGCCGGCTGGCGAACCCGCCCCCGTTCCCGGCCACCGAGGCGATCTACGGCGGCTCGCGCGTCGAGGCCCGCGGCCGTCCCGAGGGCGGGGGCGGCTGGAGCGACGGCAGCTACGGCGCCGCCGCGGCCCGGTGGGTCAAGGACTGGGGCATCGTCTACCGCGAGAAGTTCGACCGGTTCGATCTGTCGGCCTACTCGGCCGACCGGGCGAAGCAGTGGGGCAACTGGGGATGCGGCGGCCAGGGCGACGGCGGCCGGCTCGACGCGATCGCGAAGCGGCACCCGGCCGCCCACGTCGCGATGGTCAAGACGTTCGACGAGGCCGCCGCCGCGATCGAGGCCGGGTTCCCGATCCCGGTCTGTTCGCTGGTCGGCTTCGAGTCTGTCCGGGACCAGCACGCCTACTCGCGGGCCTCCGGGCAGTGGGCCCACTGCATGTGCTTCGTGGCGGTCCGCTACGCGAAGAACGGCTCGCCCGACGACGCCCTGCTCTGCCTCAACTCCTGGGGGCCGCGGTGGATCTCCGGCCCGAAGTGGCCGGCCGACATGCCCGACGGCGCCTTCTGGGTCCGCCGGGCCACCGTGGACCGGATGCTCGGCAGCCAGCCGGACTCGTTCGCCGTCGGCAGCGTCCAGGGCTTCGGGTGGCGTGACCTGTCGAACGACGTGCTCGCCGAACCGCCCGCCGACTTCGGCCCGGTGAACATCCCCGGGCTCCGCTACACCGACGAGGGGAACCGATGAGACTCGACCGTAACACGCTCGTGATCCTGGTGGTCGTCTTCGCGGCCGGCTGGTGGACCAGTTCGCGGCCCGCCCCGGCCCCCGGCCCGGCCGACCGGCCGGTGGTCCGGTGGATCGCCCGGGCCGCGAAGAACTTGCTCTGGGTCGCGCTGGTGGCCGAGCCGCCGCCGCCGGCCGCCGCCCGCACCGTCCACGCGCGGGTGGACCGCGACGGATTCCGGATTCTCGAAAACGGAACGACGCTATGACCACGCTCTGGCGGTGGCTGATCTCGCTCCTCGTCTGGCTGTCGGCCGACCCTGCCGCGGTGGACCTCGAGCATCCGCGGGCCGCTGCGGCGGTGTCTGCCGCGCGGGCCTCCATGATCCGCGAGACGGCGCCGCCGCCCCCGGCACCGCCGGCACCGGCGGCGTGCGACTGCGGCTCGACGTGCGTCCGCGGAGTGTGGCGGCCCGACGGCCGCGTCGAGCAGATCTGCCGCTGCCCGTGCGAGCGGTGCAAGCGCAGCCGGGCCGAGGGCGGCGTGAAGGAGCGATGCCCCGACGGCCGCTGCTCGACCGCTCCGAAAAGCGTCCTACCGTAGGACAGCGCGAAGTTCGCCGGGCGGCGGGATGCCCATAGATTCGCACCCGTCAGCCGACATCCCACACGACAAGGAACCGACCATGCCGTCCGCCAAGTACCTCGCCCTCCAGGACGAAGCCGCCACCGTCGCCAACGAGATCGAGACTCTCCGCACCATGACGGGCGCGGACGAAGCCGAGAAGGCGAAGATCGAGGAGCGGCTGGCCGAGCGGTCGGCCCGGGCCGAGGTCGTGGGGCGTGAGGCGGCCGCCGAGCGTTCGCTCGACGACAAGGTCGCCGCCATGCGGTCGATCAACGCGACCAGCGACAGCGACAGCCGGAAGGATGTCGAGAAGGCCGACAAGCGGCGAGGTCCGGCGATCCACGTCATGCCGGGCAAGAGCCTCCGCGGCTTCGGCACGGTCGACGCCGCCGAGCGTGCCGGCCGATTCCTCCGGGCCCTGGCCCTGGGCGACCGGGCCGAGGCCCGCGCGATGGGCGAGACCTCGCCGACCTACGACGGCACCGGGGCCGAGCTCGTCTCCCCCGAGCTGTTTCGCGGCTACATCGACGTTCTCGGCTACCAGTCGGTCGGCGTGCAGCTCGCCCAGGTCTACACGACCTCGAGCCACACGCTCGAGATCCCGACGATCGGCGAGATCGCCGCGGACTGGTTCGACGAGCACGAGGTGGTGACCGACGACGAGGCCGCCACGGCGAAGGTCACGATCGCGCTCCACAAGATGGGGCGGATCATCTCCTTCTCGAACGAGCTCATCCAGGACTCGGCCGCGGTCGTGAACCTGGCCCAGCTCGCGGCCAACCGCTTCGGCCTGGCCATCGCGAAGAAGATCGACGAGGTCTGGCTCCAGGGCGACAACGCGAAGGGCATCGACGGCCTCGTGGACGAGATCCCGAACGCGAACGAGGTCGAGGCCGGCGTCGACTACGACGGGGCGGACCTCGCGAGCGTGGTCGGCAAGATCGACTCCCGGGCGATGAATACCGCCTGGGTGTGCAGCTCGGCCGGCTGGGAGCACATCATGAAGAGTTCGGTCGTCTCGCAGTCGACGACGATCGGCGACCGGGTCCTGCCGGTCGTGATGGGCGCCCCGGTGTACAAGTGCCTGGGCCTGCCGGCCGGCGTGCTCGCCCTGTACGGCGACTTCTCCATGGCGACCGCGGTCGCCGTGAAGAGCAACGGCCTGGTGATCTCGGCGTCCGAGCACGCCGGGTTCACGCGGGACCAGGTGAAGTACCGCGGCCTCCAGCGGGTCGGCATCGCCAACCACGACGCCTCCTTCGTGGCGAAGCTGGTCGAGGCCGGCAGCTGAACGCGACCAACGCGCGAGGCCCGGCGGGTGGCAGGGATGCCGCCCGCCGGGCTATGGCGTTCCCGGAGGGTGACATGGCCGACCAGCACCCGATCCGCCTCCTGCGGGCCTACCGGGGCTACCGGGCCGGGTCCGTGATCGACGCCACGGCTGGACTGGCGGACCGGCTCGTCCATGATGGCGTCGCGGTCCGCGAGCCGTCGCGGCCGCTGCTCGACCAGGCCCGGGCCGGGGCCGTCGAGCGAGCCGTGGCCACGATCCAGCCGGAGGTCCGATGATCCGCCCCGACACGCTCCGGGTCCTGACGCCGCCGGCGTCCGAGCCGATCAGCCTCGAGGAGGCGAAGCGGCAGATCGGGCTCATGGAGGACCAGGCCGAACACGACGACCTGCTCGCCGGCCAGATCGCGACGGCCCGCCGGCTGGTCGAACAGCGGCTCGGGATCGCGATCCTGGCCACCGAGTACCGCGCGACCTGGCGGTCGGCCCCGGCGATCCTGCGGCTGCCGGCCCCGCCGCTGCTGACGGGCAGTGCGTATTCCCTGACCGTCACCTCCGACGGCGAGGAGTTGGCCGAGGGGGACGACTACGAGATCGACCTCGACGCGGTGCCTGCCGAGATCGAGTTGTCGGCCGGGGCCGGAACGAAGGTGGTCGTGACCTACTGGGCCGGCGTCGAGCCGGGGGACGCGATCGACCCGCTGCTGCGGTCGGCGATGCTCGCCTACGTCGATCACCAGTTCAACAACCGCGGGGTCCTGGCGAGCGAATCGTCGACCGAGCTGCCGCAGGCATTCGAGACGCTGCTCGCGGCCAGCTCGTGGAGCGGGGGGTGGTGAGATGGCCCGCCTACCGTCCGGACTACTGACCGAGGTCTTCGAGATCCAGGAGCCGGTCTCGACCCGCAACGCCGCAGGCGAAAGCGTCACGACCTGGGAGGCCGTGCGACAGGTCTACGGCTCCTACGAGGCCGTCAGCTATTCGGAGCAGGCCCGCCGCGGGCAGATCGGCGGCAACCTCCAGGCGACGGTCCGGATCCGCTACGTCGCCGGCGTCACGGGCAGCATGCGGCTCCGGTGGGTCTCGCGGGACGACCGGATCCTCATG